CGGGTACGGAGGAGGGGAATCACTTTTACGGTGAGTTTATTCCAGACCTCTTTGTCTACGGTGAATACGACAGAGATGCAATAGAGCGGGTTATATCCAGGCAGAGAAAGATAATTGGCACAACGGGGAAGAATCCATATAATGGCGCCTTCATGCTCCTTGATGATTGTATGTATGATAGTAAGTTTCTGAAGGATACTTGTATTCGCCAGTGTTTCATGAATGGTAGGCACTATAATATCTTCTTCATGTTGACAATGCAGTATGTCATGGATCTGCCACCCGCATTGCGCGCCAACGTGGATTATGTGTTCATTCTTAGAGAAAATATAATTCAAAATAGAGAAAAGCTCTATAAGTCCTTTTTCGGGATTTTTCCCTCGTACGATATGTTCTCTAAGGTCATGGACGCTTGTACAGAGAATTATGAGTGTTTAGTATTGGATAATACTGTGAAATCAAATAAAATAACAGATTGTGTATTTTGGTATAAAGCTTCGGTTAGAAAGAATTTCAGGGTTGGAAGTCCTAATCTTTGGAAACTCCATAAAAAGATGTACAATCCCAAGTACCTGGATCAGAAGGAGGAGGATGCCAAGAAAGCTACGAAAAAGACAAACCTCAAGATTACGAAGACGAGATAACAAAGAGGAACTCTGTAACCTTATTTGAACGATTTTTTAAGTTACGACTCCCTCTATATGTATTATAGTCAATTTCAATTTTTTCGTATGTGTAAGGTCTAAGAATATCTTCCCACTCATCCGGTTTGATGAAACCTTCATTATTATATGACACTAGGGTATGTTTAGCTTTCTCAGTAGCCAACTTCAGGGTAAGTTCCATGGCTTCTCTAATTTTACTTTTACTATTGTACTGACTCTTGTTCCAGTCCCCGGGTATACCTGATACTTTTGAAAGTGTATGAGGTCTCTCATTGGTACACACGAGATTGAGCATGAAATAATTTGATCCATATGGATGTTGATTATATGGCGGATCCAGGTAGATGAGGTCCACTTGTGGGAGTTCTCTCAGGAAATCACAGGCATCCTGTCGCTTCACCTCAACTTCTCTCCTAGGTTCCAACCACATGGGACATTCAACTTCAATCCTCTTTGTGATTCTATCAAGGGCATGACCCCCTTTACCACCCCACCCCCCTTTGTGGAACCCCTTAAATACACCCGACGTGTTTGTGTGAATACTCGCCTTCACAATGAGTGGTCCGAGGCAATAGGGTTTGAGATGTTCGGGGACACATCTCTCAATATAGTCTATCATTCCATCGATACGCTTAGCATTCTCGGGTGTATAAAACCATCGATCACAAGTATCACTCGGCGAATACAACTCAGTTATGAGCCCGACTTTACCGGGTGTATCATTCATGGCATTAATATGCTGAGCTATTTCAGCTTGATCACTCCACGGGGGAGTTTTAAGAAAACATGTGGATAATATTTCACAGTATTTCTCCAAATCGTTTACATATAACTTTTCGGAATAACTTAAAAGCATTCTCGAAACAACACCCGATCCTGAAAACGCGTCGACACATGTTTTTGGGTTAAACTTATCTACAATTTCTTCAATTTTATTAATAAGTTTTCGTTTATTGCCTATGTATGTGATCATCGGTTGCTGAACGTACGCCTTCATTTCTATAATGATGACGGATGATTTCCTTAAGTGAATCGCTCGCCACTTTCTTCATGACTTCGAGCCGCTCACAGCCGCTCCACATAGAGCTTCCGTGCGGCATCTGGTCATATTTATGAGTTTTCACACAGAACTGAGCAGCGACGGCACCGCACGCACCCTTGTTGATATCAATCTTAGAAGCCATTTCAGAAACATCAAACATATTGGAGCCATTCATTTCCCATACAAGTGTCTCCTTTCCGAAGTTCGAGAGGGGGCCTACTCGGTGGATAATTGACTCGCTGCTGTGGAAGTCACATCCGGCAGCGAATACCAAATACGGGGAGACTGGAAGATCCTTGAAAAGGTGCCATGAGGCATTGAGATTCTTAAAAACCCGTTCAATTGCATTCCCCAACCCCTGTTTTTTCAGGCCCCTGGCCAGTCTCTGATCGTTCGTACCTTGGTACTTGTCTTCGACAATCATGAAACAGTATTTTACCTGCTGGATTGTAATGAAGAAGAGCCCACCATCGGGACTCATGAAACACTTATCGTTTGTGTATCCTGGAATAAGATCAGACACCTTCATGCTTTTTTGCCAGCTGAACTGCCCTTCGGGACACTGGTCCCCAATCAACTCGATACAGAATTTCTTGAACTCAGCCATGATAGAATTGAGCGTGCCTTCACTTTTTTGACATACGCCGGACGCAATCTGAGATCCCAGGTGAATTTCTTGTAAATGGGCCATCTTTTTGTAATTACAGAAATACCAGGTGACTGCGTCACTTAGGACGAAAATTTCCATAACACTATACTAAATGTCTACGGATATCAATACCTTAAACCTGGCAGATAATGGTGATGGGATGGTACCACTTGGTGAAAATAGATCTACCGCATTTGTAAATAACGAACAACCACCAGCGTTTTCGCAACCCGAAAAAAATGTGAGCCAAAGTAAACAGACCATGGACTCGACTCCAATTAATGACATAATGATGGAACCACCAATGATGATGGAAGAGCCCAAGATGCAGGGCATGATGCCCCAAATGACCGCTCCACAACCCCAGGGTAGTTATGCGGTGCCACAGCAAGAACAAAGGGCTCCCGAAAGTAAGAACCCACTCAACCTCACCGACGATCAATTGATCGCTCTAGTTGCGGGCGCTGCTGCGGCGTTGGCTGTATCTAAGCCAGTTCAAGACAAGCTTGTCACTTCAGTTCCAAAGTTCCTTAACGAACAGGGGGCGCGAAGCATGGTGGGCTTGGCTTCAACCGGTTTGGTTGCTGCTGTGGTCTTCTACTTTGCGAAGGATCACATTGTAAAGCCCTGATTTGACTCCCAACCCATATTTGAATAGATCGAGTTATCAATACCCGAATAATAGGTAATCAAAGCTCCAACAGTAAACGCTGATACGAGCAAGGCACTCAGCTTAAGTGTCTTGCTTCTGTCACTTCCATAATCTTTCACAGCATCCTTTGTATCACTCAAAATGAAATTCATACCATATGTAATCAGGAACGCAATTACAGTTGTTGAAATCATAAAGAGTCTATCGACAGCGAGTCTTGGCACATTTCCAATAACATATCTAAAAATATTTGGAATGATTATGGTAATGATCGCCAGGTTTAGTAAATAGTTAGTACTCATATGAGGTATGATAGTAATTCCATACATCGCAATATAATACGCAATGACTACCAGCACAACACTAAGGGGAGTCTTCATTTAGTATGAAGAAAGAAGATTATTTATCCTGGACATGTTGACCACAAAACTCGGTTCTATCGGGGATCTGTTCGTAAATACCCAATTCTATAGACATATCACGAAGTTCCGTGTAGTTAGCCCAAAATTGCGGGGAATGTGAGTACTCCTCGACCGTACAATGAGCCAATTCATGAATGAGAACATGGAATATTTCATTTGGCTCTCCATCGAGACATAACGCAATTTCCTGACCCTTGTTTGTATTATAACCAACAGCGTTATCCATGGTACGGAATCCCGTGATTGGTATAGCTCGTACAAGCATTTGATACTTTGGATGATTCACCGAGGAAATGTGTTCGCGAAGAAGTTTATATTTTTCCTTGACTTCTGTAAATTGCTGGGGTTCCCTAGTTTGGAAAAGTATCCAAATATTTAAGAGGATTAATACAATGAATGCGATCATCTTTTATATACAAAGATAAATTTACTATATAGCTCTGAAATTGGATTTCCTGTGAGACCCTCCCACAATTCTAATTTAAATCCTATTTCCTCGAGATGTGTTACGAGAAGGTCACGATAAGCTATGGGTTCCGACCTGGGACCATCTGCATAGAAGGGTGTATCCACCAGGTTCACAAACAACTTTTCACCATAACCACCATTCCCATGATTCTTTGTTAGGAAAAAGTTACCCATATTGTCCTTAAGGGGTGTTCTAAATATGATCTTCTCCGAGTCTGGTATAATACCTATGAGTCTTCCACCAGGTTTCATACGCTTTTTGATTTCCCTTATTGAACTAAAAAACTTCCCGTGAGTTTCAAAAATATAATGAAGTGAAAAGTTGTAACATATAATATCATATTTTCTATTCGGACAACTGTGGATATCACCTTCATAAAAGTTCACCCGCATATGCATATTCTTTGCTCGGGACTTAGCCTCAACAAGAGATTCTGGCTCTGGGTCGCACATACTCATATTTGCGCCACACCTGTGCCATTTTTGAAGATCACCACCAAAACCACATCCCACATCAAGGATCTGATGCCCCTCCATCGTCACACTCTGTATGAGATCCCTCTTGGCATTATTATGGTTTTTACGAATCTCTTCCATATCTTTATGAATAACTATTCTTTTAACACACTTAGGACTCTTTTGTTTGAAATGTCAATATATTCCTGATTTATGTCAAACCCTATGTACTTTCTGTTAGAGATCACAGCTGCCACTGCGGTTGTTCCACTTCCCATAAATGGATCAAGTATGACAGCACCCTGTTTAGTAAACAATTGAATAAGGTGTTCCACGAGTTCCACGGGTTTGACGGATAGGTGTGTATTAAAGTCACCCTTTTCAGACTTTTTTGGCTTCTTTACCAAAAAAACTGTATCTAGGACACCTTCTTGTGTAGTCATAACATTTGATGGGAATTTTCCGTCAACTTTTGTTTCATCGGATGTATTCAAAAGACCAGTTCCATATTTCTCAAAGTTATCTATATATCTCCCCTCAATAGGTTTAACTGCGAGACACATGGGTTCAATTGTCGGTTTCAATTGGGGTGTTCTCCAGTCTTTACATAATTTTTTTAGATTATCCTTTTCCTCGCTCGTCTTTGTCTTGTCTTTCTCTATTATATGATCTTGTGAAAATGCCTTGACTTGAGATTGTGTGTAAACCCAAGCCATCATATCTCGGATTTCAAATCCGTTTTCTTCTATTGCCATTGCCATGGAATGATAGAGTCTTGGACTACTAAAAGATACAAACGCACCCCCAGGTTTCAACACTCTAAATATTTCTTTTGAAACTTCCATATAAAAGTCGTGAAATTTCTTTGATTGTTTTCTATCAAATTTCATACCTTTGGGTAAATTTCCAACTACCGACGAAGCCCCCTTTTTATCAATTTTGTTCTTGTTCCAATCATTTCCAA